ATGGGTTTTGAGTTTGAATAATATATGAAAGAGAGGCAAAAACCTCTCTTTTTTTTTGTCTATACACTTTAATACAGTAAAGCGTTAAAGTGCTGAAATATTCTTTACTACTGTAAAGTATTACAGTATTACAGCAGTAAAGTTTCAAAAAGTTAAAAAAATACTCAAAAATGTAATTTTCATTCAAAAAAAACTCAACAATTTTTCAGTAAAATGCCTAACTAAAGCATTTTCTAGGAATAAATGACCCTGAAACTTATAGAATATAATATAAACAATTTAAAGTCAATATTAAAGGAGTTTAAGTTATGGAGTTAAAACAAATTACAGCAAAGGGCAAAAGATTAGAAAAAAAAGAAGCCTATTATAAATTAATAAAAGATTTGACAGTAGAAGAATTTGAGAAAGGAGTTTCTAAAATAACAGAAGAAGACAGTCTTTACTATTATTTAATGGATTTTTTAGAAGATAGCAGAATTATAAATTCAGAAGATATAAATGGTTATAGTAAGGATTTTAGAACAGTAGATGAGTTTATACAGGATTTATTACTTGGAGCAGCACCAGAGTTCTATATATTGTGTAAAACAAATTTAGTTCCAACGCTAGGTTCTTCTCATTCAATAAGTAGAAGTTCTTCTTGTAGTCCTGATTTTGAGTTTAAAAATATTTATATAGAGTTCCAGTTTAATATAGATTCAAAAGATAGACTTATACTAAAAGAAAATAAACTTAAATCTTTAAAGAAGTATCAAGATAAGAATAATAAGAAAGTTTATATATTACAAGGTAGAGTAATTAATGGAAAAGATGAATATTATTTTGTAAGTATAGATGAATTATTGAAGAAAGTAGAAGAAAAGAAATACACTACTTGTAAAATAGCATATAAAGATTGCTATGTTTTTGATATAAAAAAATGGAATAATTTAGATAATATCTTATATAATATTAGTAAGAATAATTAAAAAGGAGATTTTAATATGGCAAGTAAAAAATATATACCAAGTTTTTATGAAAAGACTATTTATACAGGAATTAGTTTTACAATGATTTATGAGTTTATTTTATCTAAACCTGAATATGAAAGAAGTGTAATGGAAAAGAATATTCTTAAATCTTATCAAAATATGTATGGAATCAAACCTATGAAATATACAGAAGAAGAATATAAGATTTATGAAAAAGTAAAAGAATATTACAAAGAAGAGACTTTATAAAGGTCTCTTTTTTTATTGTCATTTTTTCTTTTTGTTAGTAATTATTCTTGCGTCTATATTAGATACTAAAAAAAACGTGCTATGACTAACAAATCAATCTCCAAAACTCAACTATTTATATACAACATATATACAATAGATATACAGTAATTAAAAATGACCCTGGAAATATATATACTGAATATATACAATGTATATAAATGAATTTTTGTTGAAAATTATTTTCATTTCCAGACAGTTTAAATAAGGATTATGACCTCAATTTTGAAAATAAAAAAGTCCAAAATCCAGCGTAATTACTACTAACAAAAGGAAAAACAGATGTTAACAAAAAATACATAATATTGAACACACTTTTTTAAAAAAATTAAAAAAAATGGTTGTATTTTTAAAAGTAACTGTATATAATAATATTAAGAAAAAGGTAAAGGAGTTTTTAATTATGTTTAATAGTATAATTTTTTCAAATATTTATAGTGTATTAATAATGGTTATGTCAATTTCAGCAATGATATATTTCTTATCATTTATGCTGAAGATTGATAATTTTGCAGAAGTGTTTAAGACAATTCTTATTCTAACACATTTCTTTATTGTTCTTACATTTTTAGTTCAGTATTATATTGTAGGAATCTCATTTGCAATTGTTTTAATACTACTAAAAATAATTGGTCCTAGAACAAAAAAGTAATTATATTTTTGTTATAACTACATAGTATATATAAAAAGATAAATAATATAAATTAGTTGAGGAGAGAGTGGTCTCATAAATAAGGTTCAATTCCTTACTCCTCATTTCTATTCATTTTTTGAAGAGAATACTCCTTAATATTGAAAAAAGAAGCCTTGTGCTCCCAGCACATAAAAAAGGCTTCTTTTTTTTTGCAAAAAATAGTTATATTTTAATAACATTTGAAATAGAATAATAAAAAAGACTTTAAAGGAGGTGTCTAATATGACTATCAGTTTAGCAAATCAAGAAATTTTAAGTAAAATGAATACTTTAGTTGAATATTATGACTGGTCTTACAGAAAGAACACTAAACCTTTTATACAAGAATATCTAAAATCTACATTCTCTTTATATGGAATCTGTTTAAGAGATGTTGAAGTTAAATATAGAAGTAATGTTGATATAGAAGTTTATATATACACAGACTTCCAAAACTATTTATTCAATGTAAAGGGTTATAGAACAGAAGACGGTTTAAAATATAAATTAGTCCAGAAAAACACAGAGGCTTAACTGGACTAATAGAAAAAAGAAAAGAAGTATGTTTAATTTAATTATATAGTATCACAGTAAAACAAAAATGTCAATACAAATTAATAATTATATCATATAAATCTTTTGTATTATTGTGAATCAATAGCTTTTTAGAATTATGGTTGAAATAACTTTTCATAATTCTATCAGCGTATTTCTTTTCTAAGTTTTGGAAAATATATTTTTTGTTATTTACTTTAATAAATTTTACCATATATTTTTCTCCTTAATTTGTATTTATTTATCTTTTATTATATTAAGAAGAAAGAAGGTTTATTATGAATAAAGAATATGAAAGACTTTTAAAAGAATATTATCCTAATTATCCAGATTTTATCAAATCATTATCTATAAATGAAAATAATGAGTATTATGTTGAAAATATTTTATGGAATTATTTAGAATATATATCCTATGAAAGATTATTTAAAAATATTGAATTCCTTCCAGTAAAGATAGTAGATACAATATTGGAAGAATATAAAGATGATAAATATATAAATATTATCATAAATCAATTTCTATATCATACAGAGAAAGTTTATGTTGAACTTGACTTTGATATAAATGCAACAAAGTATGATACAGAGAGAGATAGACTCTTAAATGTTTTTAGAACTAGATATTTAGAGATTTTAGAAGAATACAAAAAGAATGAGAACTGCATTCCTTATAAAGTATTCAATAAAAACCCTTCTAAATATTCTATTAATTCAAAGACATACTTATACTAAAAATAAAAATGCTGTAAATTACATAGTATATAGTAACAAAACAAAGAGCGTTATAAATGCTTTTGTCTCCTTAGGTTTTTGGCCTAAGGAGTTTTTTATTTACAGTATTTTTATTACTAATAAAAAGAAAAAACAATTTTTAAATTGTAAGTATTGTCTCTATTTTTCTTATATTTTATATCTGTAGGGAAAATATGAGTAGATTTATTTGGATTAAATAAATCATAATCTAAATAATACAAATCATTCTTCTTATTGTATTTGAGTTTAGTGTATTTATTTCCTGACATATAGAATGAGTTTGATAAACCCTTTAATAAGACATACATTTTTTCTTTTGTTAGTTTATTATAACTTACAGTAATAACTGTATCAGTAATTACTGGATTTACAATAAAAACATCTTCTTTGTTGAATCTGTAAATATTCTTTTTAAATTCTGAGAAATCATTCTCTAGTAATACTTTTTTATATAAATTTCTTTCACTTGTAAATTTTTGAGCTGAATATTGTCTCATAGTAAAATCTCCTTTTTTATTTATTATATTGTAGTAGAACAATTTTTATTGAATAAAAAATTCAATACTGCATATAATATATGGAGACAAGCAAAAAGAGATAAAAATTCATATTAAAACACTCCTTAATAATATTTTTTAGATTTGAAAAAGAGAAGCCTTTTTAGACTTCTCTTTTTTCTGTATATCTAATTCTTAAGTCAATTGCTCTTTCATAGACTCCTTCTTCATTCTCTCCAATATCATCATTTGGAGAAAGAAGTTCTATATAATAAATATTATTATCTCCAATATCTATATTATAATTGTTAGTTCTAAAATAAGTATAAATTGTATTACCAATATTTTCAGTCTCTACATAGTTTTTATTCCAATGTATATATAACTGAATCTCTAATATATGCTCTGGAGTCATATCTATTCCGCCTATATTAAGCTTTTCATCTCTTCTTGTTATATTATAGAAAACTAACTGTTTCTCTTTATTCTTATTTAATTTCTTAACTTGAAAAGAATTGAAGCCCCAATTTTCAGCAATACTAACACTCTTAACATATTGTAAAAAATCAAAGGTAGAAAGCATTATTTAAACCTCCTTTTCATATTTTCTGTAAATTCATCACTTAAAAAGTCTTTCCCTCCAAAGTCTTCAAGTTCTTTCTCTAACCATTCAGGACTAGCATTTTTATTATGGATTTTTCTAAATTCTCTCTCTGTTTGGTGATAAATTTTATTAGCATACCAAGCCTCTTCATTACCAGAAGTAATATATACTCTGTTTCTATCTTTTAAGCTATCATTAACAACAGTGCTTCTCTCTGTTGCTCCTGTTGCGTATGGAATAACTTCATCATCTTTTAATTTTTCATTAAAACTTTTAGCTGTATCAACTAGTGCGTCAACTTCCTTTTTATGAATGTTGTCAATGGCGGATTTATCCATTTTAATCTTGATTTTCATTATTGTAAATCTAACCTTGTAAAATTGACTGTATTATCATAGTTTCTATATTTAGTGCTTTTGATTATTTGTCTAGTTGTCCCGTTTAAAATAACCTCACCGCCAGAAAGGTCTTCAAACTCTTTAAATGGGTCTCCAGGAATTAAACAAGTTCCAGTTAAATAAATATTTTTCTCATCAGTTTCAAATTTAGAAGAAGCTGAGCTCTGATAGTTACATTTTATATTACTATATGTAGTAGTAATAGGAGAGCCGTCTTCATTAAACTCATCACTAAAAATATTAACTGTTATTATTTGTCTGCAGATATTGTCAGGAATAAAACATTGTTTAAAAATAGGTATATTCATTTTATTACCTCCTTTTACCAATTCACAGATAGAGAAAAGAATCTTAAAGTTCTAAGTTTTCTATAAGTTAATTTGTTTATTAAAATTCCATTAATAACAAAACAACTTGAATAAACAGAATTGTTGTCCCAAGTATATTTAACATCTTGAACAGAAGAAGAAGTTAAAGCTAATGGACTAACAAAACTATTTAAATCATCTTTATTTGTAAATTGAAATTCTGCAATTTCACAAATAGCCTCATTTAAAATGTCTGTCTCATATTCACTTAATCTATGAACAAACTTTATTCTGTTGAAAGACAAAATATCTACAATATCACTTGCTATTTTTGCGTATTTATTAAAATCCTCTTCATTTGTAAATACTGAACCTTCATAAGTATTTACATAATAATTAAAATTTGAATACATTTCTTAAATCTCCTTTTGAATTATTTTATTCCACATTCTTGTCCTTCATCACAATTTCCGCCTTTTTTAGCATTGTTTGAAGAACTTTCTCTTAAATATTCATCAGCAAAATCTTCTGGGCTTAAAATGTAATGTTTTAAGAACAATTGACTCTGTTTAACTGCTCCATTATGAACTATATATGTATCATCATTCATATTTGTGTAATCAGTATGATAATTGAGCTTGAATTGTCCATTCTTCCAAAGTTCTACTCTTAAAAGCTGCTTGCTCCAGAAGTTAGAAGAATCAATCTCATCATCTAACCAATACTTAAAAATACAAGCAGTTGTGTCTCCTCCGTCAGTCCATTTATGATAAATCCATTTAGTTTTATCACCGTTAGCAATTTGATAGAAGTTTCCTTCTGGAATAGTATTAACTAAATCATAAACACAAGTATCATCAAAATAGAATGGTCTTGTTTCTATTGTTTCTGGCTGGTCTAACTTTCCGCACCAATAAGAATTACTTACATAAGAATTATAAATATCATTTCCGTCAGCACCTTTTGGTCCTGCTGGTCCCTGAGGTCCCTCTGGCCCTGTGTCTCCTTTACAATCTTCTTTAAACTCATCACTATGGACATATTCCTCTATTCCTTCAAACCAAATCTTTAAATTTTCATCTTCTGGAATATCTCCTGTATCTTCTTGTAAAAAATTATTTACAATCTGAAAAGTAATTTCATCACTAACATAAACAGAAGCCTCTTCTGTGTCATTTTCTTTATAATAGAATAATACAGTGTAGTCTCCTGATATTTTTGTTATATTGCTAGAAATATAGAATACATTGTCATTTATAGGAAGCATAAAAGAAGTATTTTCAGGAGTGTTAAATACAATATATTTAAGCTCAAAGTTTTCTAATTCTTCTGTATTTATTATATTTAATTTTACTATATCATTTGCGTATTTATTAGTAATTTTGATATTTTTAGGTGTTATTTTACCTGAATTACTTAATGAAAAATTAATTTCTTTTAAGATTCTCATAATATATCTCCTTTTATATTAATTTATATATTTTATGCTATTTAAATATTCAATAACAAAAAAGAAAGACTAGAGCAAATTTTTACAAAAAGTTTGAGAAAATTGTTATATTTTCTTTTTGTTAGTAATAAAATAATAGTATAATAAAACAAATTTAAAGGAGTGTAAAAAAAAATATGAAAAACTTTTTAATAACAATTGAAATAATTTTAATAGCAATTTTAGTTAGTTTAAATAACAAAACAGTTACAGTATATGCGGACTGGAAAGAAACAGAGTCAAGACCAGCTTCTGCAGCAAGTGTTGAGTATGATACAGTAAATTATGATTCAGTTCAAGAAGTTAAAGTTTCTGTATGTGTTCCTTCTGTATATGTAGTAAGTATTCCAAAAGAGACAGAAAGCACATTCACAGTTAAAGTAAGTGGAGATATTGCTTCTGATGAAAGACTTCATTTAGTTGCTGGAGATATTGATAAATACTTTTATTTTGATGAATTACCTTCTGTAATTACTGGAAGAAAACTAACAAAAGAAAAAATGAACTTTAAAATAAGTCTAGAAAGGAGCTTATAATTATGGTTAAACCTATATTAGCATTAGAAGGAGATGTTTCTAAACCAGAATTTCTTCCTACCTCTTCTATATTTGCTTCTCCTTATTCAACTTTTAGAGTTGACGGTTTAGCAGAGTATCAATGGAAAGAATCTCCTAGAGAATATTTAGACCCAGATTTGTATGATTTAGCTTTTTACAATAAAGAAGGAGACGGAGAACCTATTTTTATAGAAACTCTTGCAATTTTTATTGAAAATAATGATTTATATTTTCAAACACCTAGAGAAACTTCAAATATATTAAATGATTTTAATACAAATAATATTTTAGAACCTAGTTTTAGTTTACAAACTCATTCAGAATTTTATATGTATGATTTTGATTCTATAGAAATAGATACTATGTATAATCTTAGAACTTGTATGATATGTTTAAAAAATATTAAAAAAGACTATGTGAAATCAATTATATCTACTATAAGAGGATTTAGTCAATTAATTAAAGATTATGACAGAGAAATTATGAAAGATAAAGATGTTATATCTTATAAGGAAGAATTTATTGAAAATTTTAAGAATGATATGGATAACTTCTTAAAATGTAATAGTCTAGACTGGCTATATCAAACATCTTTAATTACAGATGAAGACTTCTTCTTCATAGCTATGTTTTATGACAATATAAACTATGTTCCAGATATATTAAAAGAAGATTTTAGAGAAATTTATTGGAGGTAATAATATGATTTACAAAGTTAATACAAGTGATTCAAAGAAAGTTGACGGATATGAAGCAGTATCAGAAGTATTTAAGAAACATTTTGGAAGAGTAGATAAAGACGGTTTATTTTTTGGAATTGAAGGAACTTACATTTTTACAATTAAACAAAAATATGCTAGTGATAAAGATTGGGAACAAATAACAAGTACATTTGATTATAGTGATACAGATAGGTATGGTAAATACAATCCTACTTGTTATTTTAACTGGGACTTCTATGAAGGTGAAGATGAAGTTTATGTTCTTGGTATTAAAAAGGTAGAAGATTTTGAAATTAATGGATTTGATGATGATATATTTGAAAGACATTATCAAGGTTTAAAAGATTGGAAGAAATATGAACTAGATGAAAAATATTTTGAGGAGGTTGAGTAATATGATTAAAGTTTATAAAAACGTAGAAAATGGTGACCTTTACAGTGTTGAAGATGATATTGATATTGTAAAAGAAAATGGTAAGACTTATCTTATTGTTAGAACATTATTTGGAATATTAAGTCCTATTGCAGCTAAATATGAGTGTGGTCATTTTAATGTTGAAAAAGTAGAAGTTGAAGAAGTATTGTAAGAGTTGAATAAAAAGAAGAAGAGGTTTAAACCTCTTCTTTTCTTTAGCTTAATTTCTTACAATATTTCAAACTTATCCAGCCAGCACCAGATTTAAGTTTACCAAATCCATTGTTCTCTTCTGTAATTGTATATATTCCAGGTTTAATAAATCCTTTACTCTTACTATTTACAGTGTGACTTTCTCTTATATTTAAGTCTGAAATACTAACTTGAACTAAATATCCATTCTTAATCTCTAAGTCAAAATAGACTTTTCTTCCCTCTTTCTTACCGTAAGTAAGATAGTGATTCCATAACTTTTCTTTATCATATCCAAAAGCTTTCTTTAAATCTGAATAGTCATCTGCGTATTTAATAAAATTGAATTTATTTTTTTCTTTGTTAGTATCAATACTTTCAGTAATAGGTTGAGGAATAGCGCTAGTATTTGAGCCTAAAAGCTTATTTACTTCCTGAGCTATATATTCTTCTCTTTCATAGATATAATCACCAGGGCAAGCCTTTTTAGCAAAATCTCTATGACAAGTCATATTTACACCATTTAAATGATTTACTCTTTCATTCTTATCATAACTAAATTTAAGAGCTGGAATACCATTTCTTTTACAAATATCAGCACATAAGAGAATTAAAGCATTTAAAGCAGCGTCAGTTATAGCATATGGAGCAGTTTTATCAGAAGCAGTCTCAATTGTGATTCCTCTTTGGTCATTTGCATTTTTTCCTTGTGAACTATTACTACAATAGCTGCAGTATTTTTCTTCTACTGATAAGCCTATATCTCCGTCTTTACCTACAACATAATTACAAGAAGCTTTTCTATCTATATTAGCAAAATAGTCACAGCCCTGTTTTGCTGTCCATTGTCCAACAATACAATGAATAGTTATTGTGTCTATTTTATGTAATCTATCTCCTCCGTGATATTTTGCTGGATTATAATATGAAGCAAGTGGAGAATTAGAATAACCTGTTTTAGTATCTTCAGGTTTTATTATTATAGGTTCATTTACACTAAATACACTGTCATATTTGTCCAAATTCCACTCTTTTACAACTCTATAAACATTTTCTGCATAGTTTAAACTAGTTGCGTAATTTGCCTTTTTTATCTCCTGTAAATAGGACAAACTATTTGTTTGTTTCTTTACTTCTTTATAGTTAGATATATTTATAAACTGATAATAACCTTCTACTCCTTGTTCCACTGTATCAAATCTAAACCATTTTGTTTTTATTGGATTTAAATTAGTATATGAGCCGTCTGGATTCTGCTCACTTCCTCCGTCAAGAAAGTATCCATTATTACAAGTAACTCTATTTTCTCTGTATTTCAAGCCAAAAAAATTATTAAATCCAGCTTTGTAACTGCTGCCAAAACCACTTTCTAGAACTGCTTGTCCTATTGCTCCAGCACAAGACTTAAATCCATACTGTTTAGCATATTTTTGACAAAGTGGAGCAATTAAATCTATAAAAGCCTGTTGTTGTTCTTTATTCATTATTATTCACCTCCATTATATATTATGCTTTTAACTAACAAAAAAGAAAAAAGAAAAGAGGTTTTTAGCCTCTCTTCTTTAAAATGTAATTGTATTTAAAAGTTCTGTATTTTGATTGTAGAACTTTATTGACTTTTCTTCTGTATCAAAATAGAAGAAACCTTTTACGTCTGACTGATTCTTAAAGTGCCAGTAATCAATAAACTTATTAAATTCTTCATCTTCTACATAAGAAGCGTCATCAAGAAAATAATAATTTTCAATTTGTTCAGCCCACATAAGATTGTATAATGTATCTAACATAAACTCATTTTCTTCTCTTACTAACTGTTGAAAATCTACATCTTCATACTTTCTTGTTAAAAAATTATCTCCATATATTGAATGTAATTTTACTTTTGTTTTATTTGTCATATCTTACATCTCCTTTTTATAAATTTTTTATTATAATTAATTATACTCTAAAAACAACTCAAATATAACTCAAAATCAAAAATTTTTCAAAAAAATGCTCTAGTATAGAACAAAATTTCTTTAAAAAGTTTAAAAAAGTAGTTATATTTTCTTTTTGTTAGTAATAAAATATTAGTATAATAAAACTTTTAAAGGAGATATTAATATGAATGTAAAATTAGAGATATTAATAAGAAAAATTGATGAAGGAAATATTATTTATACTGATGAGGAATCTTATAACAGAATTTTAGAAGATTTGAAAGATGATGAAATAAACTTAACTAAAGTTAAAGCAAGAGTTATAGTAGAAAAAAAGGAAGAAGAAAAGGAAGATAAAATAGTTGTTCTCAAAGATAAGCCAGAAATTAAACCTAACAGAAGAGAAAGAAGAAAAAGAGAAAGAGTTTTAAATAAGTTCATTAAGAAAAATAAATTAAAATTTTAAAGGAGTGTAATAATTATTATGGGATATATGGAATATAGTTGGAAAATTGTAACTTCAACAGATATAAATAATTTAAGATATACTATTTTAAATGATTTTTTTGATTATGTAAGCCATAAAGCAAAATCTATGAGGGAAGAAAAATCTTATGCTAATTATAGTATGCCTGTAAAAACTTGGTATAATGTTTGCATTGGTGATGAGTGTTATAAACTTGACGCAAATGATTATAGAGATTTATGTTATGATATAGCAGTTGAATTATATCAATACAATTATGGAATTTCTATTAATGAGTTAATAGAAGAATATGATAGAGAAAAAGAAAATATTATGCATTATCTATATTTAATTTTTATAGGAGAAATAAAAAGAGATTCAAAGGAAGAAAAGGAGGAAAAGTGATATGATTAAACCTGTTACTCAAAATATTATAAAAGTATATATTGAAGAAAAAGGAAGAAGAATTGAAGTTGAAAATGTTGTTGGTTTTTACCCAGAACTAAAAATTATAGATATTCTTCCTGATTTTAGAAAAGAAAGTCATTGTATTTTAAATAATAGATTGTATTCACTTAAACCTTTTGAAGTGTTTATAGTTTTTGAAGGTAAAGAAATTTCTTTTTTAGGTTCAGTAGACATAAAAAATTATGGATATGAATCATCTGAAGAAAATTATTATTATGACCCTGCAGAAATTTTTCCTAGTTATGGTCATTCATTTGGAGAAACAGAAATGTATATCCGTTTATATCCAAAGAATTAATTTTTTACTAACAAAAGAAAAAAGAGGACAAAAAGATGAGTAATAATGAAGCTTTATTGAAAATTTACAAGAAAAAGTTAGAAAAATATGAGGAATTACTTAAACTAAGACAAAATGGATATATTTTAATGAGTAAGATTTTTGATGAATCAGAACTTGAAAAAATGACTAAGACGCAAGAAGATTTGACTAGGTCTATTAAAGAATTGAGCAATGAAATAGATGTTTATGAAAAATACTTACAGTAAGAAAAAAGAGAAGGAATAAAAACCTTCTCTTTTTCTTTTTGTTAGTAATTATTCTTAAATAGTAACATCTCCGTCTGTACAGTGAATTACACTTATATTTGTTAAATAATAATTCCAGTTTGTTCCTTTTGTTATATTATTCCATTCTGACATAGTTCCTAAATAATTAATTGTTGTTATAGAACCTATACCAAAACAGAAACTCTGTCTAATTGTTGTAACAGTATTAGGAATATTTAATATATCTAGATTTACTGGATTATAGAAAACAGGAAAATATTTATAATCACCTGAAACAGTATAGTCTACTCCTAAATATAGAACTCCATTTTCTATTGTATATTCTGTGTCTTCTTTGTAAGGAGGATAGAAATAAATATATTCTCCATCTTTACTATATAAAACTCCATCAATAGACTTTAAAGTATTGTTTGCAGAATCAACATTTATAGATTTTAATCCACTATTATAAAACATATTTCTACCAAGTCTTGAAACATTTGAAGGTAAGTTTATTTCTTCTAGTGAACTGCAGTTACCAAATGTTAATGAATCTGTTAATGATGGTCTAAAATCAAACATTCCTCCATTATTATGGAATGTTACACTTGATAAATTTGGATTATAATTAAAGCAAGCGTCATATATAGAAGTTGCCTTGTGTTCTTCAGAGTATAAATCAATACTACTTAAATTACATTTATAAAAAGCTTCTGAACCAAAATATCTAATATCTTTTGTTCCATAAAATATTTCAAAATTTTCCT